ATATTATGTGGACAAGATTAATAAATATGTAACAGTACCTTATACAGCAATGCAATGGAGTGCATCAGCACCAACATCAAGCACGGCAGAAGAACTATAATAGGATAAAAAATGGCAACCTCAAACACTACACAAATATTACTAGACACAAATAAAAGAACCGTTATTAAACGAATTGGTTTCTTTGATATCAATGGTGGAGATGAAGTTCAAACCGTTTTTATTAATGCTAAAACATTATCTAATGCAATGAACGCCAACAATTTGCCTTATCAATCAGGTAATACTGTTGCTGCTGGTTTTGGTACAGGCCTAACAATATCTAGAGTTATTGCTTCTGTCGATGCTGAAGTTGGACACCTGCAATTACTTTGGGAAGGTACTTCAAGTTCCACTATTATGGCCTTGGGAGTTGGTTCCATTGATACCAATCCACAATATCAGTTACCAGTAATTACTAATACTGCAACCAACCCAACAGGAAACATTGCAATTAAAACTGTTGGTACAACTGCTAATGCTTGTTATACAGTTATTATTGAATTACATAAGAATGGTCAATATTATGCTGCCGGTCAGTTCCAAGACCCAGCTGCATTTAACTACCCTCCTTATGGTAACTTAAATACATAATGTCTAATTTTGTTTCTAAACTTCTATCGAATAATCTTGTAGAAGCAAAAAATGAATTAGAAAATAAGTTAAAAACTCTGGTTGCTGAAAAAATCAACCAGATTAGATTGCGGATGACCGCAGAGATGTATGATGTAATTGTTGAAGGTAATATATTAAGAATGGGTAGAACCAAGATGATTAAGGTTCGTGTCCGTAGAGGTAAGATACAGCGCCGTAAGAAGTTTTCGGCAGTTAAAGGTTATACAATTCGTGGTGGTAAATTAACACGAATGACTCCAATGGAACGCAGACATCGTAAGATGGGCGCCAAAAGGTCAAGGTTTAAAAGAAGGGCTAAATTAAGACAATCCCTTAGAAAAAGAAGAATGTCTTTACGAAAAAGAACGGCAATGGGACTATAAGAAAAATGAAACTCATTAAAGAAATTAACGAAACGGTAAATTACCTTACAGAAGATGCTGATGGCAAGAAGTCTTTGTTCATCGAGGGTCCGTTTTTGGTTGCTGAAACCAAGAACCGTAATGGCCGTTTGTACGAATATAACACAATGAAAAAAGAAGTTGCTCGTTATACTGAATCGTATATCAATAAGCAGCGTGCTTTTGGAGAACTAGGCCATCCAGAAACTCCAACCATCAACTTAGACCGTGTATCACACATGATTGTCGGATTAAGAGAAGATGGTAATCAATGGATTGGTAAAGCAAAGATTTTAGATACTCCTATGGGTAACATCGCCAAAAGTCTTATCGAAGGCGGTGCTCAACTAGGTGTATCTTCAAGAGGTATGGGCTCATTGAAAAATGTTAACGGTGTTAATATTGTTCAGCCCGATTTCTATCTAGCCACAGCGGCAGATATTGTAGCAGATCCTTCTGCCCCAGGCGCTTTTGTGCAGGGTATCATGGAAGGTAAGGAATGGATGTTGGTCAATGGTGTATGGACAGAACAAGATTATTCTCAAGCAAAGTCTTTAGTTAGGGCGGCAACAAGAGAACAAATCGAAGAAGTAAGTCTACGCATCTTTGGAAACTTCCTTAAAAAACTTTAATTATAAATATCCAATATAAATCAAGGAGATTTTCAAAATGGGAAAATTTAATCTGTCTGAAGCCGCTAAAGAAGTTCTTTCTGGCAATGTTGCTAGTAAAAGAAGTGGCCAAGAATCCGGTGTAGGTAATACATCTTTAAACGGTAATGTTGCTTACGGTACACAAGAAGCTGGTGATATTGGTTCAAGAGTTACTAAAACCAATGACGCTGGTCCTAATGCCACTAAAGGTGCACCAACTGCTACTCCTCCAGGAGCAACACCTCCTGTTGGTTCTGAGCCAATCAAGCGTTTAGATAAGCAATTCAATGCTCAAGCTCAAGGTCGTCAAGATTTAATTGACAACGAAGAATCTGATGAGAAATCAATTGGTGACGAAGATTACAAGAGCCGTGCTGCTCGTAATTCTACCTCATTGGCTAAACAAACATTCAAATCAAATCCTAATGCCAACTTTCATGAAGAAGCTGAACAGATTGATGAACTCAAAAAGTCCACATTGGGTTCATATATTAAGAAAGCTAGTGATTCTAATGATGACCGTTCGGTTAGTGGCTATGCAACCGATTACGCTGATAAAGTGCATTGGGATGCTGATGAAAAAAATGACCCAAGTGAGCGTAAATTACACCTCCGTTCAAAAGGTATCGCTCGTGCCGTAGATAAATTAACCAAAGAAGAAGAAGGCCATGAAGATGCTGCTCAAGATAAGGCAATGATTAAAAAAATGATTAAAAAAGAAAAAATGAAAGAAGATATGGATGCCTTGTTATCTGGCGAAAATCTTTCTGAAGAATTTGTTGCTAAAGCTGCTACAATTTTTGAAGCTGCCGTTGTTGCTCGTGCTGAAGAAGTTATTGCTGAAGCTGAAGCTCATCTACAAGAACAATTTGAATCTGCTGTTGAAGAAATCAAAGAAGATTTGGCTTCTAAAGTTGACGATTATCTCAACTATATGGTTGAAGAATGGATGAAAGAAAATGAAATCGCTATTGAAAAAGGCCTCCGTGCTGAAATCGTAGAAGATTTTATTGGTGGTTTACGCAATTTATTCGTTGAACATTACATTGACATTCCTGCCGACAAGGTAGATGTTGTTGAAGAATTGACTTCTAAAGTTGAAGAACTTGAAGCATCATTAAACGAAGAAATTAACCGTTCTGTCGAGTTGACCAAGTCACTTAACGAACAGAGAAAAATTGAGGCTATCTACACAGCGTGTGAAGGCCTGTCGCAGACCCAAGTAGAAAAATTAAAATCGCTCGCAGAGAACGTTGAATTTACTACTGAAGAAGAATTTGTTGGTAAAGTGGATGTTTTGAAAGAATCATATTTCAAATCTGAAGTTAGAACCGCCGATTCATCTGCTTTGGACGATGAAGTTCAAATCGAAGAAGAAACAAAGAAACCAGCCGTTTCTGCTGATCCTTTAATCGAACAAGTCGCAAGAACTATTTCACAATCAAAGAAGTAATAACCTTATAATAATAAAAAGGAAATAAAATGTATTTAACAGAAGAACTACAAAAAAAATGGGAACCAATTCTTGAGCATCCAGAATTAGAATCCATCCGTGACCCATACAAGAAAGCTGTTACAGCTCTTGTTTTGGAAAATCAATCACAAGCAATGCGTCAAGATGCAATGGCTTTGAACGAAGCAACTGCTTCTGCTCCTACTAACGTAGGCGGTGGCGTTTCTAACTTTGATCCAATCTTGATCTCTTTAGTACGCCGTGCTTTGCCTAATCTTATCGCTTATGACGTTGCTGGTGTTCAACCAATGACAGGTCCTACAGGTTTGATTTTTGCAATGCGTGCTAAGTATGTTAACCAAGGTGGTACTGAGGCTTTCTACAACGAAGCTAACACAATGTTCTCTGGTGTTGGTTCTGCTGGTAACCCTTACGGTTTCACTGGTACAACTGCAACAGATACATCTACAGCATTCCAGACTCAAGTTGGTGCTAACACTACTTCTGGTATCGCATTGCCAACAGCTGCTGCTGAAGGCTTAGGTGCTGATGCTAACTTAGCGTTTGCTCAAATGGCTTTCTCTATCGAGAAAGTTACTGTAACTGCACAATCCCGTGCTCTGAAAGCTGAATACTCATTAGAGTTGGCACAAGACTTGAAAGCAATCCATGGTCTTGACGCTGAAACAGAATTGTCAAACATTCTGTCTACTGAAATTTTGGCTGAAATCAACCGTGAAGTTATCCGTACTATTTACAACACTGCTGTTGGTGGTGCTCAGTATGGCGTAACTACTGCTGGTACATTCGACTTAGACACAGACTCAAACGGTCGTTGGTCAGTTGAGCGTTTCAAAGGTTTGATTTTCCAAATCGAGCGTGACGCTAACATCATTGCTAAACAGACTCGTAGAGGCAAAGGTAATGTAATGATCGTTTCTTCTGACGTTGCTTCAGCAATGGCAATGGCTGGTGTATTGCAATATACTCCTGCTCTCCAAGCTGATTTGCAAGTAGATGACACAGGTAATACATTTGCTGGTATGTTGCATGGCCGTATCAAGGTTTTCATCGACCCATACTTTGGTGGTTACACATCAAATCAAGAGTTGGTTACAATCGGTTACAAAGGTTCTAGCCCATACGATGCAGGTTTGTTCTATTGCCCATACGTTCCATTGCAAATGGTTCGTGCAGTTGACCAGTTTACATTCCAACCTAAGATTGGTTTCAAAACTCGTTACGGCATGGTAGCTAACCCATTCGCTCAAGGCGCTACTGCTGGCGGCAATGCATTGACAAGTCGTTCAAACGTTTACTATCGTTTGTTCGCTGTTAAAAACCTCATGTAATACAAAAAAAAGTCATCGTTAAGAATGACATTTCAGAGAGACCTCCTTGGAGGTCTCTTTTTTTATGGCCTAAATAATCATATGACAGCACTTAATAGAACCCCCGAAGCAGGCAGTTTTCTGCAACCGACAAAATACCTATTAACATTTGATAGGATTAAAACGGTTCAGTTCTACTGCCAATCAGTTAATATACCTGGAATCAACTTAGGACAGGCACCAATCAGCACACCTATGTTGGACATATTTGCCCCCGGTAATAAGATTACTTACAACCCTGTAAACATACATTTTCTAGTGGATGAGAAGATGTCTACATGGCAAGAATTACACGCTTGGTTCCGTTCCATCGCATCTCCACAGAGTTTTAATGAGAGAAAAAGGTTGGGTGAACTCCAGAACCAATATTCTTTAAGTTCTAAAAGACCGGCAGCCTATTCTGATGCCACCTTAACGGTATTATCTTCTTTGAATAACCCTATTCTACGGGTGAGATTTTACAATATGTTCCCAATTACTCTTTCCGATGTTATATTTGATTCTGCTCAATCAGCGGATGATGTAATCTCGGCCGATGCGGTATTCATATTTGACTATTTTGATTTTGAACCGGCTTGACAATTAACATAGAGTATGTTAAGATGTGAAATTGGTGTTAAACTATTGAAAATATTATGGAAAACTTAGAACAAATACTGAAGTTGTGGGAAAAAGATGCAGACATTGACCAGACCGAACCTGGTAAAGAACTGTTGAAGATTCCAAAACTACACAACCAATATCTCTCCATTCTTACCAAACACAAGATTGCCTCTAAGAAGGCACACTTTGATTACTTGCGTATGCGTAAAATAAAACTAGATTATTATGCGGGTAGAATGGATCAAGAAGATTTAGAAAAGTATGGATGGCAACCCTTTGCCTTTGTATTGAAATCTGATATCAATGCCTACTTAGAAGGTGACTCAGACCTTATTAAATTATTAGAAAAGAAAGTATACCACGAAGAATCCGTTTCAGTTGTTGAATCAATCATGTCTGAATTGAAAAATCGTAATTGGGAGTTGAAATCATTTATTGACTGGGAACGATTTATTTCTGGCAACTAAAGGATTTCATTTGTCTAAATAAGTATATGTATAAACTTTACTGGATAAAATACTCCCACCATTTAGACCCATTTGTTGATGGTTATATTGGCATAACTTCACAATCAATTGAAAAAAGATTTAATGACCACAAATTCAACAATAAAAATAAACATCTAAAAAATAGGTGTCGGCAAGAAAGTGTGGAAATTGTTTGTCTGTTTGAT